TTGCTGATAGGCATTAGCAATATCTTCTATGCTACGCGCCATTAGACTCCAATGTTAATTAAAACCAGCCAGCGTTGGCTGCTCTTTGTTTCCTTACATATTCTTCTAAATCCACCACTTGGCGTTTGGCCAAATCAATTGGTGTAGCAAAAGGGTTTCTAACCCAAGTCTTGCCATAACTTCCCTGCTGATTCACATAATCCCTTAACTGGGTTTCAGCAAACCATAAAGCCATAGGACCGTCCTGCTTATTCTTAGTACCAGGAGACCAAGTAATCAACTGTTCAATAAGTGCTTTAACGCCTTCAGACTCCGCACGCGGAAACTCAATAAGAGCATTTTTAGCCGGCTTACCATCTGGACCAAAACTGCCAAACAAAGTACCAAGAGAAGCGACACCATATTCAAGGTCCATCTTGTTATTGCCCGTATAATGTTGGACAAGCCTGATGCCTCTTGATTGTAGGAAAGCATTAATCTCTTCATCCTGTGTAAGGAATAGTTGGAAAGCGTTCTTTTCAATAACCCAAACAGCAGGCTTATATCTTTCCGTCCACTGAAAAATTATTTCCCTGATACGTTGAGGAGTTGGTGCAGGCATACGAGAAGCATCAAGAAGATACCTACGTTTAGTGTTCCTATCACCAGAAATAGCAACCGTAAAGGTGTCACCCGACATAGCAGGGTCCATAGCACAAACGGTGTAGAAGCCTGTAGTGTCAGCAGGATAACCAGGAGCACCGGCAACAAGCGGACCACAACCTCTCATACCATTAGCAGCAGCACGAACAAGTTCAGCAGAAAAAACAGACTCAGATTCAACATCTTGCTGTTGATAAACCATAGCCCACGTTTTAGCATCCAAAACCGAGCGGCGCTGCTTTAATCTAATTCCATCCCATCTAGGGAATAAACCATTCTCATCAGGATCCACAGGGTCACCAGACCAAGGCCTATCAGACCTAGGCCACAAAGTAACCCAATTCTCAGGATTCTCATCAAACTCCAAAACAGCAGGCATAGCCAAATAAGTCCAAGGACTCTTACCCTCAGGGTACCTATCATTAGTGCGAAGCTCACGGTACATATCAATCGGGTCAACCCGTGTACCAACAATTAATAATTTACCGGTAGGACCAATACGTGTCAAAACTTCCTGCTGAATCCAACGAATCTGTTTCTCATACTCACCAGAGTTAGACAAAGTCACACAGTCATCAAGAATAATCAAATCGGCACGGGCACCATAAATCTGCCCACCAATACCCAAGGCTTGCAGGGTTGGGTCTTTTTCGCCCGACTCACGTTCAATATAAATCGCGTCCTGCGTCCACTTATCTGATGTGGCCTTAAACCCATCAGCCGGGGCAAACCTTCTTTGAAGGTCAATATAAAACGGGGAAGTAAGTCTTTGCTTGACAGCATACAGAAACTCTTTAGCCATAGTCTGTGTCTTAGACACAACCTTAATGCGAACAGTTGGGTCAACACAAATACGATAAGTAATATAATCAATAGACACTGTCATTGACTTGGCGTGCTCAGGTGGCATATTCACCAGCACATAATTTTTAACACCCTGCTCAAAAAGCATAGAAGGATGCAACCAAGACGGGGTCTTATCCTCAATCAGATCAATAACGTTTTGTTGGTGAGGGAAAGTCTCAGACTTCATAAACTCTTTACGAAAATCCCTAAAGCTCATAGCTTTATCTTCGTCAGAGATTTGCCCACCCCTGGCCTTAAGGGCGCGGACAAGTTTAACTTCACGGTCAAAATCAGGGTCAGACTTAGTGTAGTAGTAGAAAGTCTTAGAAGACTTACCAACAGCCTTACAGGCATCCTCAACACTGAAACCCTTGGCTATCATCTCAAGCAGCCTGGACTTAGCCTCATCAGAATCAAGAGTCTTACCAGCTGCCAAACGTAAATGGAGACTGTCCTGCTGTTTAGGCATAAGACTAGAAACTCCTCTAGGTATAAGACTGGCCCGTCATTTAAATTTCATAAGGTTAAAAAAATTTTTAGTTTTCATCGGGAGCGAACCGAATGTAGTGAGTGAGCGACCTCGCTAACACTCGTCGCTCTGAGCGAAGCCCCAAGCGAAGCGAAGAGCTTTCGGCCTGAAAGGCCTCAAGCCGGTAGAGGGGCGGGGCTTTAAAAAGCCCCTCTACTATATACAAGGCTGCAAGTTTACAATTTCTTGCACACCCCCTTTGACCTGCGAAAACACACCCCAAAGTTGAGCCCCGACACGCCAAGAACCAACAAATTACAGCTCAGATCACACCACCCAGGTTTAGAAAAAATATGTGACTAGAGAGTATATCCGATGTGTGGCTTGCGATTAAAACTCTGGGGTCATAGGTGTATGTCTCACGCTGTAGTTGAGGGTTAGTGTTGCCGTGGGGGCGTGTGTGGGGGGCATAGTGCCCCTAATTTTGAGGCAATAAATACTTATTAGAGGGCGTTTCACTTTCATATATAAGAGTTATACGGGCTAATTGGGCGACTATCTTAGGGGCGTTTTGAGCTGAGCTGAGGGGTGGATAATCGTTATCAAATCGTTATTAAATGGGCTTGACTTGTGAAAGCTGAGGGGGTAGTTTTGTTGTTGTGAGCTCATTAGGGGGCTTACAGATTAGGGGCAATAAATGAAAACTATTTCACTAGTACCAGATGAGCAAGCTGTTGTGAATATTTGTAAGATGTTTTTAGGTAATGTGTTGGAAAATGTGCAAGAAAAGAGGGACGAGGACGGGGTAGTTTATTGGGGTAAAGCTGACGCTTATGCTCTTTTAGTTGGGGCGTTAGACGCTTTCAAGAGCTTAAATGTTAGCTCTCAAAATGAGCTTGTTGAGTATTTTGAAAGGTTTACAAAATGAGCGAGACTAACGATTACACGCAAGGGGTGCTTGATACTCTTTACGAGCTTGCTAGTATTTTTGAGGGCGTACAAGAGACCGACTTATGGAAAGAGCACCACAAATGAGAGAGCGTGAGGTGTTGGCTGTGTTGTTGGAAACAAGGGACGAGCGCATAGCTGAGCTTGAGGCTGAGGGGTTGACTCATAGTGACGCTGTTGGTGTTGCTATGGCTGAGGCTCAGCTGAGAATTAAAGGCGCGTAGTTGCTTGACCATAGCCTCAAGGGTTGCTATTCTTGAGGTGTTGGTCTAGTCATTAGGGGCTAGAGCTTAGGGATAAGAAACGGATCGGTGCATTATGTTAATAAAGGTTAACGCAGAGAATACAGCTACGGGCAACCCTCGCAGAGGTTGGGTGTTGGTGTCAGCTGAGGGGCGTTTTTTGGGCTTTTATGATGAGGGCTATGATGAGGGGGGCGCAGAGTTGCGCGAGCTGTTAAAGGTTGAACCCTTGGCTTTCCCTAGTCTTAATATCACGCCAAAAGAGTACAAGAGGCTAAAGGGTTTAGTTGCCTAATTAGTTAAGTTTAGCCCCGATAGGTGAGCTCTCGGGGTTATTCTTAATCGCTTAGGGTGAGCGATTAGATAGGGAAAGGGTTATTTATGAAATGGAACACCGAGGGCAAGAAATGGCAACAAACCAAGCGTGGCACAGCTAGGGCGCGCGAGTTTTATTTTGTTACCAAGCACGGCACGGGCTCGGCTGAGTGGGCTGTTGGATATAAGGGTTTTGGTCAGCTTGTTGAAATGAGGTCGGCTGGCACTTTTAAGACAGCTCGCGAGGCTCGCGCGTATTGTGAAGAGTTAGACGCTAACGCGTTAATCATTGAAGAGGTGCGTGCATAGTGGGCAACAATAACGCGCAACTTACGCCACGGGGCGAGCTGTTCGCTGATATAGTCACAGCTTTATTGTTGGTCGGTATGGGTTGGGCTATGGTGCGAGCTTTTGCTGTTGTTGTTGTAAAGATCGGTCAAGCTTTAGGGTTAGCATAGATTTTACTGACAAGAGAGGCGCGCCCCTAACGCGTCTCTCACCTACTTATTGAAAGGGATAAATGGGTATGAGTGGGCAACGACAACGCGTAGAATTACGCGAGGGGACAACGATAACGCGCGAGGACGGATCGCACCCGTATATTATTTGGTGCGCTAAATGCGAGACGATAACTTATGCCGTGAGCGCACGGGGTTATATGTTTTATAAAGAGGCTACGAGGTTAGCTCGTAAGCATAGGTGCGATTAAATTGTTATCTAATTGTTATATAAATGTGCTTGACTACAACGGCAACGCGTGACCATAATGGGTTTAGTGGCACAAGCTACTAATTAAGGAAAGGCTAGGGATAGCAAATGGGTAAAACAAAAGTGCAAGTGGACGGACCTTTAGATGTTTTTGACAAGGTGCCAAAGTTATTAGGTTTTAGACCTAAGAATAGTTTGGTTATTTTGTCTGCTGAGTCTGAGTCTGATGTTGTTAAGGGTGTTAAATGTGTGACTCTTAATGATGTTGTGTTTGAAAAGGCTAATAATTATCAAGCTATTTTGGATAGTATGGGTAACGATAATGGTTTTGTTTTAGTTTTTTATGTGAAACAGAGCCAAGTTTGGTCTGAAATGGGTCAAGATTTTTTTGATCTTTGTGATTTTTGGTTTAAGGATATTTTGTTTTTGACCGAGGATAATAATTGGGGTTCTTATATTTGTAGGGACGAGGATTGTTGTCCTATTGGTGGTAAACCTTATCTTTCTTATTCTGAATTGGTAGGTGCGTAATGAAAGTTAAAGATGTAATAAAAAATATGCAAAACTATAACCCTGAGGACGAGGTTGTGATTTTGTGGTGGACAAAAGACATATTTGATGATGAGGATAATCCGATTAGTGACGAGGTTTGGTCTAAGGTTGTTAAGACTTTAGATGATACAAGTAATCTTGATTTCGCTAATCAAGTTATTAGTGATGAGATACTTGATGTGTTGAGGGAAAACGAGGTGAACGCATAATGAACCAATACCATTATGTTGTTATATATGACGAGGTTGACGGCTGGCGCATTGATCCTTGGACAGAGGAAGCTAGGTTTCCTGACGGCACAATTTATGACACCGATACTCATAGCTGGGAGTCCGGTTATCAGGGTGAGGGCATATTTTTTGATCGCGAGTGTGAACTTACCTCACAACTTACTATCGCATTAGATAAACTAACTAAGGTAGGTGCGTGATGAATAATGATTTACCTAAGTTTATAGCAGACGAAAATGATGATTTATTTTGTGCTGTTTGTAAGCGTAAAGGTGAGTGGACAGATTGTCCTAATCACCCTGACGACCACTATTCTCTTTATTGCTACAAGTGTGGGGTAGATGATAAGGATTGTGACAATTTTATGGTGGTGAGTGCATAATGTTTGATCCCATTACCTGCCACGGGCAAAGCTGGGGTAACTATTGTTTAGTGTGCGAGGCTGAATTAGCTGAACAGCACGCTAAGGAAAATGATGTTGAACGCGAATACGAAAAGGAGCAGGTATGACAACAGAGGAACGCTTAGATCGCATAGAAGCTATGCTCAGGTTTATTATTCGTGAGCTAACTTATATTCCGGAGACAGATAGTATGCCGGAGAAACCTAACCTTGTGAGGGTGAAATGAATAGTTTAACTGAACAATTACAACAAAATATCTTAACCTATTTTGACGGCTACGATATTCCACAAGTTATATTAGATGATTTGTGCCAGATTGTTGTTGATACTACAAAAGGAATAAAATAATGAGCAAAGCGTATAGAGGAACAGCTAGGGTTCGCGTAACTGTTGAGGCTAATAGTAGCGAGGACGCTTATGTGTTGATTACTGACAGGCTTGAGTCAGCTAACGATTACTTGGACGATTATGACAGCGTTGATGTTCAAGAGATCTAATAAGGATAGTTATGGGGTTTGCTATGTGTGTAGTAAATCTTGGTATTGTAACTGTAACAACGAGTGTAACAAGGAGGAAACGAAATGAAAAAATACAACATAGATTACAAATATGTTATTTGTTTTAATGTTGTTGAGGAAAACGAGGACAAGGCTAAAGAGCTGGTTGAAAAGAAAATGTATAACTTGTTAAATAAACTTAACGAGGACGAAGAATATACAGGTAAAGTTAAAGGTGTTTGGTTATCTGATGTTCTTGAAGAAGAGGTAACATATCTACAAGAGGAGACATATGAGTCTGTTGTTGTGTGAAATATGTGAAGTTAATACTAAAACATATCTTCAAGGTAAATGGTGTGATGATTGCCGTGACGATTTTAAGACAAGTGAGGACGACAAATGAAATCGCAAGAGGAACTAGATGAAATGAGTATGATTGAACTTGTGGAAGAGTTCATAACAACTTGTGATCGTGTGATTGAAAGGAACAATAGTGGAAACGCTGTATAGTTATATGCTAATGGGAAGCATTGTTCTAATGTATCTAATCTGGGGGCAACGAAGATGAAACCACCCAAACACATTGTTAAGTTAGGCAAGGAAGCTGTTATGTTATGGAAACTACAACAAGCATTGGGGAAACAAGTTGCAACTGATAGCAAGAAATTATTGGCAAGGGGCGTTGTGCGCTGAGGTTGATCCTGAACTATTCTTTCCCCGAAAAGGACAATACTTGGAAGCACAGAACGCGAAAAGATTATGCAATAGGTGTGAACTTAAACAGAAGTGTTTGGAGTTTGCATTGAAAGACCCTGAGCTGAAAGGTATTTGGGGTGGCACGAACGAGCACGATAGGTATCGGATCAGGAATAGG